TCCGTCGTGGATCAGGTTGGCGGGCCAGCGGCCTTTGCTGCCGTCGTAATCGACACGATCCATTGCGCCAGCCATTGAGCCTCGGGCGCCAGCTACCGAAGATTTCGGGGTGGTGCCTGGACCTTCGACAGTGCCCGCAATCCGACAGCCATCGATGTTCAGCGCCCCAGCCCCATGCGCCAGCACGTTCGCTGCGACGGTGCCGGACAGAGGCTTGCGTGCGACAGTGATCGGTTCCAAGGCAGGCTTGAGGGCGGTGCCCCAGCCCTGCCATTCGCGGGCAGCGCACTCGGCACAGTAGATCGCATACTCCATGTCCACCGTCGCATGAGCTTCGCCGCACTCTTCGCACCAAGCAGACTGGCCATCTGGGCCGATGAATGCTGCAACTGCTCGACTGGCTATCGCCTTGCTCACATCCAGAGACTTCGGAAAGCCGGACCCATATACCCACGCGATCATGTCACGGATCTCGAAGCCAGCGTCCTCGATGCGCAAAGCCATCCGGTGTTGCGTGCGGGTTCCGGCGAACGCCAGCAGGTGGCCGCCGGGCTTGAGCACGCGCAGGCACTCGGCCCAGATTTCCACGCTGGGTACGTCGTAGTCCCAGCGCTTGCCCATGAAGCTCAGGCCGTAGGGCGGGTCAGTCACCACGCTGTCGAAGCTGTTGTCGGGAAATGTTTTGAGCACCTGCAGGCAGTCGCCCAGGTGCAGGCGATAAGGCAACTCCATGTGGAATCCTCAGAACGAGTAGAGCCGCGCCAGGCTTGCTAGCGTCGGTGATCTGGTGGTGGGTTACTGTTCGTCGTCGGCGACGGAGAGTCCGGCGGCGAGTAGTTGTCGCGACACGTTTTCGCTTGGCGTGTATTCGTGTCGCGACACGACGAGAAGAGGCAGGAGATCGGCATCGGGCAGGGCTGAGGCGTTGAGGATCAGCGTCGAGAACGCTTCTCGCCAGTCCTCGAAATCGCCGACCGCCTGCAGGCGCTCAAACGCTGCGTCGATTGCGGGCGGTGAGGGTAGCTTGCGCTCGGGGATGCCTGCCTCTCGCTGTCGCTGGCGCTTCTCACGCTGGCGCTGGGCGTTGGTCTTGGCCATCAGGCCACCTTCTTCGCCTTGAGGCCCAGGAAGTCGGGCAGGCCGTCGTATCGTTCTTCGTGATCGGCGCGGCGCGGCATCACCCCGGCGAAGAAGTTCTTCAGGTGCTCATGGTCAGGGAACGTGCAGCGGATCAGAGAGTTCGGATCGGCCTGTCTCAGTACCAGGTTCGGTGCGCTGCCCCGGTTGAATATCCTCACGACCTTCTCGAACGTTCCCAGGTACGCAGGATCTACCGCGGTGATCGGCGATCCCATCCCTTGGGCCGGGATCGGCCGGCGCCAGTCCGGGTACTTGGCATCCACCAGTTCGAGCTGCGCGCTGATCAGGGTGCCGGGATCGAACGGCGCAAACTGTTTCACATCTGGAGCGTCCCAGTCGGAATCGGAGATCACCCCAGCGCGTTCGTAGATGAACGCCGTACCAGCGTTGCGCTTCTTCATGCCGGCGACGAGAGCCGTGCTCGGGCTGATGATGATCTTATTGCTAGCCCAACCGTCAGGGTCGTGCATGACGCCGATGTGGTGGCCGTTCGTTGCGATCAGTAGAACGCCTCCCTGAGACGCCGGCTCGATGCTGACACCGTTGAGGTAGTAGCGGATATCGTTATGCGCCATGAACAGCGACACGGCGGCGAGGTAGTGGGCCTTTGCCCTGGCGAGTAGTTCCATGGGGTATCTCCGGTCAGAAGATGTAGGAGTGTTGGTGGCTGGCGCTGGCGCGGTAGGAGACCGTTCGAGGCTTCGCCTCTTGAGCTGCTGGCGCAGCGGCGGATGGTGGCGTCCTGGGAGGCTGTTGCCGGACTGCTGCGGGGAGCGTGAACACCAGCACGATGAAGCCCAGGACAGTGCTGATGCCGCCGACTCGAATGGCTCGCCGCCTGGTCATTTGCCGGCCTGCTGGCGCTTCAACTGCTCGGCGTAGGAGCATGCCTCGTTGTGGCCGCGGCGGAATCCGCGAACTTTCCCGGTGGCCGTTTCGACGATGTGGAAGAAGCCGCGACCCTGAGGCACGACCTGGTAGGGCTCCGCTGCCGCAGGAGCAATGAGCCGCTGAGCGAACGCCAGGCGGGCGAGGGCGGTCTGGGAGAGCAGGCCGGCGAGAACTTCGGTTTGTTCCTGATGCTTGAGCATGGTGGTTCTCCTACGCGATGGTGATTTCTTCGAGGCGCCGCACGGTGCGGGCTTCGGTGATCCGCCGCTCGTTGCTCGGCCTGCGATTCCGGTTCATGTGGTCGTCATCGATCAGCGGGTGACCGGCGACGAGGAAGGCGAGAACGAAGACGGCCGGCGAGATGATTCCGCGGCGGAACGCCTCGAGGACGAGGCCGCGCACGCTGCGCACGCCCATCTTGAATTTCGCGTCGTCGAGACGTTTCTCGACAGTCCCTGGGGCGATACCCATGCGCCGCGCGACTTCCTTTGCGGTCAGTTCGCTGGCGCTCCAGGCCGTGGCTTCGAGTTCTCGCGGCGCGAGACCAAGGCCAGTGCGGCCGATCCATCCGCCGCAGTTGATGGTTGCGTGCATGGTTGATTCCTTGGCTGCATGGGTCAGCACTCGGCGGCGCGATTATCTGCCGATGGGCATCGCGGGGAGTGCTGGCGCATGGAGTCGAGAGAGGGGTGGTGCAGGGCGCCCGCCGCCCCGCACCTACTTACAAACCGCCTTATGGTTTGTTCCTGGCTATCTGCTACATGGCTGTATCCTCCGGTGGTTACCAGCGATTGGCGCTGGCGCCGTTCTACTATTCACCGAGGGCGTCATCGGCCCTCGCGACCAGTTCAATCAATCGTTCGATGTGGGATGCCCTGGTGGTGAGGGTGATCGCTTCCGGCCCCTCAGCCAGGCCGGCGCGAAGGGCTGTCGGGAACGCCGTGACGATCTCCCGATTGAGCTTCAGCAACTCTTCGAGAATGGCGCGCGGCACGACTGGCTCGGCTACTGCCTTGGGGGTTACTTTGGTTCCGCCCGCTGCAATGACCTTCGCGAGCTGCTGGCCCAGCACCTGGCCGGCCTTCTCGCCGTGCTTCCTGACGACCTTCGCCGCGGTCGTCGCCGCGACTGCGCCGGAGCTGATCAACTGCTGCACATCGGTATTCGCGTTGCCTACGACCAGTACCTGGTCGACGTGCTGCCGGGTCTTCCCCATTTTCTGGGCGATCTGTTCGACGGTCCATCCGAACGCAATGAGCCGCTTGTAGCCGTGTGCGAGTTCCAGAGGGGAGAGCTTGCGCCCCTCCTGACTGGTGATCACTCGAAGCACGCGCTCAGCGTCGTTACCGCCGAATGCAACGATGGGCACCCAGAACTCGCCGTTCGGGTCACGTGGCAGACGGCCCTCGGCGTCGAGCTTGAGGTAAGCGCGCCGGCGGCGGTGCCCGTCGACAACCCACATGCCGCCGTCTTCGCGGGGGCGCACTTCGAGGGCAGGAACAATGCCGCCCTGGTGCAAGTAGTCGGCCAGATCCGCGATGCTCTGCTCGAGGTCTTCGCCCTCCGCGCGCAGGTTGAAACCGGGTTCTTCGTGAAGGTCTTCCAGGCGAGCTTTCATCGCATCTGCGCGCTTCAGGTCGCCGTCCTTGATCATCTGCTTGAACGATTTGGCCGCCATGAGGCCTCCGTCTGTTGTGATTGCGTGATGCTGTATGGGGGAGTGGTCTGGCCGGTGCTGATCTCCGTGCTCGCTGCTGTTTTCCGGGAAGACCCCGTAAGATTTGCAGTGCCACTGCCGGGGCAGCGCCTCAGCCTGCGCATTTCAGACCACTCTCCGATACAGCCTGGCGACGGGGAGCCAGGTGGATCGGGCCTGCGTTGGGGAACCCGGCAGGCGCGGGTGGTGACTACTTGTCGTATTTCTCGCCGCAGAATGGGCAGTAGGAGGCGCGCAGGAAGCTTTTCTGCTTCACGTTTTTCATGCCTCCCGACTTTTTTGGTGCCTGATACTGGATCTCCACCGGGCAGGCAGCTCGATGGTTTACCCCTTCGCTTCCGCCGAGGCTGAACACATAGCCTTGAAGCTCAACACTCAATCCGGTTGCGCCAGTTGGGAGCTGCTGCTGTACGTGTTCCCTCAGTCGCTGTTCCGACTCACTGTGACAGTTGCACATGTCGCCCTCTCGTCTCGCTTATCGCTGGGTGTGTTGGGTCTGGTGATGCCCTGCTACCGGCAGGGCGGCGGGTTAGTTGCGCCACTCGCTCAGCTCTTCTTCAGCGCTGTCGTGAGGGTGGTATTCGGGTCCATCAGATTCGTCCCAGCTAATGCATGCCGCATCCCATGCAAGGCGCCAGTCTTTCCAGCAATCGCCACCAATTCGGCGGTAGAAATACACGGCGTAACGCAGTTTCCAGATGAGCGATTTCATCTCTGTCTCCTATTGCCCTACGGCGTTTCGCGTTCTGCCCTCCAGGGCGTGTTGACTTCCTCGATGCCCCTCTTGCGAAGGGCATCTGAGAAATCTTGGTGTTACTCGCAACCCCTCACGCCGGTAGCCGGTGGTGAGCGCATTGCGCATTTCGTACCGTCCAACGGAACTCAATAGCCGGATCAACTCGGCGCCCGTTGGCTCGTCTTCAGGTTGTTAAAGAGCGGTCGGCTCGGTGGCCTCGGCATCGCTGCCGTGAATTAAATATGTACCAATGGTTCACGTTAGGTCAAGAACCAAAAGTACATATTTTTTCGATAGGCAAGAAAAAGCCCGCGCTAGGCGGGCTTGGGGGAGGGGATCAGAGGAGGGATTTTGGAGGCTTCAGGTCAATGACTCGCCCGATTACTCGAACGTTCTCGGTAACCTGCAGGGGCTTGTAGTCCTTGTTCAGAGGCATCAGGTACTCGCGCCCTGCGTCCCGCACGTATTGCTTGAAGGTAGTCTCGCGCTGTTTCCCCGGCTCATACAGGAGGGCGACATAGAACTTCCCACTTACCAGATCAAAACCCTCTGGCTGGACGAGAATCCTAGTCCCTTCGGGGAATGAGGGCAGCATCGAGTCGCCATGGACTTCAAGCCAGTAGCCGTTCTCGCCGGCCTTCGCTTCGGACTCAATCCACTCCTCAGCATCGCCGGGTTGGAAGTTGTCATGGCTTTCCGCCCATGCGCCAGCAGCTACCCAACTGATCAATGGATACCCCTTCTTCTTCCTTGAGGGCTGAGCGGTGGGTTGCACGTTGCCATAATCGCCAGCCCGCTCCGCAACCAGGTTGCGCACCGCGTCTTCTGTCCGATTGGACGTCATGTACCGGCTGTTCTTTTCGCCCTGTCCATGCTCAAGCCAGTCAACGCGCACGCCGAACGCATCGGCGATCGACAGCATGGCATCGCGCTCGGGCATGCTCTCCAAGTTCATCCACTTGCTGACAGCTTTCGGTGTGCGCTTTGTGATTTTTGCCAGTCGAGCGCCGAGGCCCCACTCCTGGAAGCCTGCATCAGATGCGGCCTCCTTCAGGCGGGCGATGAACGCTGCGCGGATTGTCTGCATGTCTTGAACCATTCGTTCACTTTCTCACGTCCTTGCATGTACTTTCAGTTCCTGCCTAATATGTACCTAATGTTCATATTGGCCGGAGGCCGCATGCGCGAACTCAAGCAAGCCGTCGAGAAAGCCGGCGGCGTAAGTCAGGTGGCTGCGAGCTGCGAGGTAAGTCCTCGAGCCGTTTACAAGTGGCTGGCAAGCGGCCGCCTTCCGCGGACTGACTACACCGGCGAAACGGACTACGCGGAGCGGATCTGCGGGTTAGCAAGAGGGAAGGGTTTCGATCTATCTCCCGCCGATCTCAGGGCTTCGACGCGAACTGGCGCCCAGGCCGCTTAACAGAGATTCGAATGCTACTGGCTTGTGCTGGCGCTGGTCAGTTCCCGATGACCCCTGTTCAGGCATCCAGTAGAGCAGACAGCAAAAAGCCCGGGGGCAACCGGGCTTTCTGAGGAGGCACCAGTAGGCGGTGCCGAACATCCAACGGAGACGAATATGTCACAAGTTGCAGTCATCCAACAAGGCCCGGTCCTGACGATGAGCAGTCGTGAGATTGCGGAGCTGACCGGCAAGAAACACAAGAACGTCTTGAGGGATATTCGGGAGATGCTGGAGGCGTTGAGGAAGGATGGCTCAGATTTGAGCCATGTCCGGGAAGACCTCGACGCCCGCGGGTACACCGAGAGTTTCCACCTTGACCGAGACCTGACCGAGACCCTCATCTCTGGTTACAGCGTTCCCCTTCGGTACCGGGTGATTCGACGACTCCACGAACTTGAGTCCAGCCAGGTTCCGAGCATCCCAACCAGTTTGCCGGAAGCGCTCAGGCTCGCCGCCGACCAGGCCGAACAGAACCAGGCGCTGCGATTGGTCATCAACGAGCAGGCACCCAAGGTCCAGGCCTTGGAGCGCCTCAGCGGCGCAGCCGGAACGATGTGCATCACGGATGCTGCCAAGCACCTGAAGGTCAGCCCCTCCAGGCTCTTTGACTGGCTCCAGCAGAACCGATGGATCTACCGCCGGAGCGGCTCTGCTCGCTGGATCGGCTATCAGCCACGAATCCAAGACGGCTGGATCATGCACAAAGTGACGGTTCTCGTTCGTGACGACCAGGGCGACGAGCGTGCGGCGAGCCAGGTACGCATCACTGCCAAGGGGCTCTCGGTGCTGGCGCGGAAGATCGAGGAGGGCAAGCTGTGATCCTCGGTAGCGTGTCGCGACACGAAATCACGAATCAAGAAAATGTGTCGCCGGAGGTGAGCCAGTGAGCACGATCATCATGTCGGCCTGCTGGCCACTCCAGGGCATGAGCCCCGCACAGAAGGCGGTACTGATCTCGTTGGCAGACCAGGCGAACGACCAAGGCGTGTGCTGGCCGGCTGTGGACAGCATAGCGATGCGTTGCTGCCTGTCGAAGCGTGCGGTGCAGCAGGCCATCAAGTGGCTGCGTGGCGCAGGGATTGTGAGCGTAGAGGAGCGCCAGGGCAGGTCGACCATGTACTCGGTGACCCCCGCAGCATATGCACCCCCGCAGAAGATGCACCCCCGCAGCATATGCACCCCCGCAGCAAATGCACCCACCCCCGCAGATGCTGCACCCCCACCCCCGCAGGAGATGCACCCCACCCCCGCAGATGCTGCACCCAGAACCGTAATAGAACCATCAGGAGAACCATCAGAAGAACCGTCACCTTTGCCGACCCGTTCCGGGCCGGCGGCTGGCGATGCGCTGCAGGAGGCTTGCCGGAATGTGTGGGCAGCGTACCGGGCAGCCTACGAGGCGCGCTGGAGTGTTCAGCCGGTGCGAAACGCCAAGGTCAACTCCCAGGTGAAGCAACTGGTGGCCGCCCTCGGCAGCGAGGCTCCAGCGGTGGCGGCGTTCTACGTCGGGCTGGATGACAAGTTCCTGGTCGACAGTTGCCATGAGTTCGGGTTGCTGCTGGCCAAGGCTGGCGCTTACCGGACGAAGTGGGCGACAGCCGGTTCCGCGCCGTCGACCGATTGGACCGAGCAGGTGCGGCTATGACTCGCAGGCATTTCGAGCCGCAATCGGTCGGTTCCGTGCTGGCGCATGTGAATCGGGGCGCAGGTCTGCAGGTTGTCGCCCCGCCTACGGTGGAGGTTGATCCCCGGACGAGAGGAGAACTTGACCGGTTGTTTGTGCGGATCAAGGCGATCTGCCCCGGCTGGCGAAGCTCCTGGCCCAACGATGAGGTCGAGAACGCTGCGAAGGCGGAGTGGCTGGCCGAGATTATCCGGCAACAGGTTACGCGCGAAGAGCAGTTGCAGGCAGGAGTCAGGGCATTGAGCGCGCAGGCAAGGCCGCTTGTTCCGTCTGCCGGCCAGTTCTGCACCTGGTGCTGGGCTCCTGAGGTCTTCGGCCTGCCATCCCTTGATGAGGCATATCGCGAGGCGCTGGCCAACACCCACCCGGCAATGGTCGGAGCAGCGAAATGGAGTTGCCCTGCAGTGTACTGGGCTGCCGCTGGCGCTGGATTCAGCAGGCTGCAGGCTCTGGCCAGAAAGGATGGGCTGGCGGCGCTGGAGATCTCGTACCGACAGATCATCAAGAAGCTGGCGCGCGGCGAGGCGCTCGGGAAGGTTCCGGAGGGAGAGGTCACCCACCAGAAAGCGCGAACCCAATCCGTTGGAATTGCTGCGCTTGCGCAGCTTCGAAAACAACTCAAAGGAGGAGATCGCTCATGAAGTGGAGCGTACTCAACGACTATCTGATGGTTAGCGACACCCAGCCACCCTACAAGGTCTGCAAGCTCCTGGTCGCTGGCGAGGCTCACTACCGGGCCAGTGTGCAGGGTGAATTCATTTGCACCCCGGTTGCGACTGCGAAGGAGGCGTGCGGTGTTTGCGAGCGCCATCACCAGATCACCTATCCGCGGGAGGTGGCATGACGTTGTCCGCACGGAAGCCCCGGCCGAAGAAGTGCGCAGTGTCGACGTGCCGCGCGCCCTTCGTCCCGGTGAAGTCGTTTCAGACGTGGTGCAGCCCAGAGTGCGGAATCGTCATCGCTCGGCAGAAGCAGGAGAAGGAGCGCAAGTCGATCCAGCAACGCGAGCGCCGAGAGGTCAAGGTTCGGAAAGAGAAGTTGAAGAGCCGTGCCGACCACTTGAGGGAGGCTCAGGCCGCATTCAACGAGTTCATCCGCTGGCGCGACTGGGACCGCCCCTGCATCAGTTGTGGACGCTTTCATGATGGTCAGTATCACGCCGGGCACTACCGCTCCGTCGGCTCCCATCCCGAGTTGAGGTTCGACGAAGACAACGTCCACAAGCAATGCGCCCCATGCAACAACCACAAGTCGGGAGACGTCGTGAACTACCGGATCAACCTGGTGGCGAAGATCGGCGCTGCGGCTGTAGCGCGCCTGGAGGGTCCGCACGATGCAAGGAAGTGGGCTGTGGAAGAGATCAAGGCAATCAAGGCCCTGTATCGAGCCAAGGCCAGGGACGCGAAGAGGGCTGCCGCATGAAGAAGCATGGTCCGGATCTTACGAACAAGCCGCGTCATCTGGTTCCGTGCCCCGCATGCAATGGCCACGGTCAGCGCCGGGGAGTGTTCTACGACATTGATTGCGACGCGTGCGGCGCCGCTGGCTTCGTCGACGGGGCGACGGGGCTGGCGCTGGAGCAGCGGGATGCGGTTGTGCAGCTGAGGATGTGGGTAAAGCGGCTGCTGGAAGAGCAGCGACGCCAGGCGAGCAGGCTGGCGCGAGAAGAGAACAACCGGAAGGGTGCTGGCGGCGCTCACTTTCGAGGGGATTGACCAGCCATTGGCGCTACGCGCGCCGGAGGAGAGGACGATGATTTACGAAAGCGTTTCAAGTGCGGTCGTTTCGGCGCTGGCAGCAGACTGTATCGACAACACAAGCAAGCAGGCATGGCAAAAGCTCTATCAGGCCGGCGAGCCTGGTCGTCGTGGCGGGGTGATGGTATCCGCTGATCTCAGGCAGCAAATCGATTGCTGGGTGCATGCTCGATTGCATGACCAGCTCATTCCGCGCCACTGGGCGGCGCTGGTGGCTAAGTACAGCACTCACCAGGCTAAGAAAGTTCAGGCGATCTCTCTTCTGCGGTCGGTGGTCGCAACGCCGGCTCCTTCTCTTTTCCTCTACAAGGCCATAACGACTTGGGCGATTCCGAAACTGAAGGGTGTTCAGCCGGCGCTGCGGAAAACCGTCTCTGTCGAAATCCCAGTGGACGGATCACCAGATAAGCAGGCCAGGGCCGTGCGCGCCGCGCTGGAAGCAGAGCGAGTGAAGCGGAAGCGCCTTATGGCTCGATCGTCTGGAATGATCGTCTTGCCGGATGAGTTCTACGACATGAACACATGGGATCTCGATGGAAAGCCCGAGTCGACTCGGCGCGAGTGGCGCAGGAAGATTCATCGTGTTCTCGACGAAATGGTCGACGAGGCGTTGGTGGCGGCGGAGCAGATTCTCAACGCGGAGGGCTTGCTGGCCAAGGATGCGGCATAGGGCTTGACTTGCTGTCATCACTCCATCAGTATTTGTCCCATCCTGCCGATCTTGCGCGTTTTGAGGATCGAGCAACAAAGAGCCCAGCCTTCGAGCTGGGCTTTTTCGTTTCTAGGGATAGGTTCTGGTAGTGGCCGCCTGATGCTAAAGTGTGAGGTAGTTCCTACGGAGAGTCGCTATGAAACGGATCTTCCCCGTTCTCGCTTTAGCAATGGTCGCCTGCTCTTCCCAGGCCGCCACGGTCTTCAAGTGCGTTGGGCCAGACGGAAAAGTCACGTTCACGCAACATAACTGCCCGGAAAATCAGTCTCTTGATGATGTTGTTTCAGCAACGAACCAGCGTCCAAGCGGAACCGGTGCGTCGGCGGTGATGGCGAAGCCTAAGTCTTCGGCAGGGCGCGCCTATCGGGGTGGCGCAAACACTTCTGGATCTGTCGATAGTGGCGTGACAGTTGTTGGAGGGTCGGCAGCAAGTGTCACTTGCTCAACCGGCCTATCCGATCGCGACCTACGCAAGGCTAAGGTGCAAGGAAAGGTGGTTCCTGGCATGTCCAGGGAGGATGTAGAGAGCATCTACGGAAAAGTTAACCGGAATGGCAGTACGGCCGGCTCCGGCGCTGTCACGTACTGGAACGACAAGTATGTGGATCAGACCACCGTTTCGTTCGACCGAAACGGTTGCGTTCAAGGCTCGTATCAGTCGGGCCACAAAAACTAGTTTCACCGCTCCAATCGGCCCCGCAATCGTGCGGGGTTTTTTGTTTCTACCCTTCTGCAGGTGGCGCATTGCGCTGCGGGGCGCGCGGCCCCCTTGAAAGGCCGTACCTGCCCCATTCCTGGCCCAGCCCTCGCGCTGGGCTTTTTCATTTCCGCCCCGCCGAGGGGATTCGAGACCATGAAAATGCCCGACAAAGACCCTTCATTCTGGGCCACGGTACTGCTCGCGCTGCGCGAGCAAGGGCTGGCGATGGGGCTTGCCTTCATCCTTACCTGGCTCCGCACCCAGTACGAAGGGAAGGAGCCGAGCATTGTTCGGCAACTGATCGAGGCGGCCCTTGGCGCGATGCTGGTCATGGTTGTCGGTCTCACCGCCAAAGAGTTCGGCTGGAGCCCTGCCTGGCAGTTCTTCGCCGCCGGCTTCGTTGGTGTCCTCGGGGTAAGTACTGTGCAGAAGCTGGGCGCACGTTGGGCGGAAAGGAAGGTGGGCTGATGAAGATCACCGCCGATCAACTCGACCGCGCTACCGGGTGCGGTGCTGCTACTGCAACGACCTGGGTCGAACACATCAACGGCGCCATGGCTCGGTTCGAGATCAACACGCCCGAGCGCGTGGCGATGTTCCTGGCTCAGGTCGGGCACGAAAGCCAGAGCCTCAAGCGCCTGGTGGAGAATCTGAACTACTCCGCCGAGGGTCTGCTCAAGGCCTGGCCGCAGCGGTTCGCGCCGGCCGAGGCGAAGCAGTACGCTCGCCAGCCCGAGCGCATCGCGAACCGCGCCTATGCCAACAGGATGGGCAATGGGTCGCCGGATACGGGCGATGGGTATCGATACCGTGGTCGTGGCCTGATCATGATCACCGGCCACGACAACTACGCCGAAGCCGCCCGCGCCCTGGCGCTGCCACTTGTGGCGCAACCGGAACTGCTGGAGCAACGGACCTGGGCAGCAATCGCCGCGGGGTGGTGGTGGCGGTCGCGGGGTTTAAACGATCTGGCTGATCAAGGCCGATTCGATCGGATCACGCTGAAGATCAATGGCGGCTACAACGGCGCAGACGACCGTGCGGCTCGCCTCGATTTGGCGCGCGCAGCGCTGGCGGGTGCGTGATGAGGTGGGTTCCATGGTTGATCGTCGCGCTTGTTGCGATGGGGATGATGTGGCGGATGGACCGCTTGAGCCTGCAAGTGACCGCAGAGCGGGAGCGTGCTGACGACGCGGCGCAGGAGCTTGACCGCAACCAGCAACTGATTGACCTACAGGCCGGCGTCCTCGCTGAACAGCAACGCCAGATCGGCCGCGTCGCCGAGATCGAACGGCAAACCCGCCAGCTTGGCCAGGCCTTGGAGATACAGGGTACGCGCCACGCTGCGGCGTTACGGGAGTTGAAAGAGAATGACCAGGCTGTTCGCGACTGGCTGCGTGCTGGCATCCCTGCTGGCCTTGGTCGGATGTACGCCCGCCCCGAAACCACTGACCCCAGCGCCTACCGCGCAGCAGGCCAAGTGCCCGCTGACGCCATGTCGGCTCCCAGGCCGCCCGCCGCTGGCGAACGGTGAGGACGCAACCGCGGCAATCGATGCCGTTGAGGCTGCGTTGACAGCGTGCGCGGTACAGGTGCTGGACTGCATCGAGCGACAGGAGTGACCCATGCCGAGACGACCAGCTCGGATATGCAGTGAGGTCGGGTGCGGCAAGCCTTCTGTTACCGGCAGCTTCTATTGCGCGATGCACAAGAGGGCTGCTGACGAGCGCCGCGCAGCATCAGCCAAGCAGGCCCACAAGAAGTACAACGCACGCCGTGACGATAGCGATGCCTTCTACAAGACCGAGCGGTGGCGTCGTCTAAGCATCTACTACCGCAAGCTCCATCCACTCTGCGAGGAATGCGAGGGTAGAGGGCTGATCGTCGAGAGCCGAATGGTCGACCACATCAAGGCAGTCAAGAGCCATCCGGAGCTAGCGCTCTCATGGGACAACCTGCGCGCCCTGTGCTGGACCTGTCATAACCAGATCGGCGAGAAGGTCGGATTGGTGGGTTCGGGCGCGCCTGAGCAGTCGAATGACTAATGCACCAAAGTGGTGCAAAAAAAAGCACCGGGAGGGGGGTATCGAAAGTCTGGAACCTTCGAGCCCCGAACGACGGGGGGAGCCAAATTTTCGCACCGTCAAAATTCTATTTTGAAAATGTGAGGCTCGATTTATGGGGCGGAAGAGCACGCCTCCGCACCTCAAGGTTCTGGCAGGCACTGATCGCCCGGATCGCGATGTGCCGGATGCACCAGAGTTCGATCTGATCCAAGAATTCCCAGAGCCACCGATGCACCTGAATCGAGACGGCGCCGAAATGTGGAACCAGCTCGGACCTCAGTTGGTTGCCGCGAAGGTTCTGCAGGTCGTCGACCTGTACTCGCTAGAGCAGCTTTGCTTCGCCTGGCAGTGTTTCCGCAAGAAGGCGCGTGCCGATATGGAGGCGACCGCCGCCGAGCAAACCGCTCTCAAGGCGCTTTTTTCTGAGTTCGGAATGACTCCGGCCAGTCGCCGCAAGGTTTCGTCTGCCGGCGAGAAGCAGGCCGGCAATCCATTTGCGAAGAATGGGAGGCGCGGTGCGTGACTACGTCAAAATCGCCCTCGACTATGCCAAAGCAGCAATCGCCGATAAGAGTCGTAAGAAGCATGGTCTGCTGATACGTCAGGCTGCAAAGCGGTTTGTCGACGATCTGAAGCGGGCGAAAAAGAAGTCTTGTCCGTTCTTCTTCGATGAGTGGCATGCCAACGATGCATGCGACTTCATCGAGAAGCTGCCCCACGTCGAGGGGAAGTGGGATACGCCTACGATCGTTATGCACCCGTCGCACGTCTTCTTTGTCGTGCAGCTCTTCGGGTTCCGCAAGCGCGAGTGGATTCAGGTAGATGGCTGGTCCGACGACGGCCGGTTCTACCCGCGCCGATTCACATCGGCCCTGTTCGCGGTGGCCAGGAAGAACGCCAAGAGCACCTTGTCTTCAAGCATTCTGCTGTACTGCGAATGCTGCGAGCCGGAGGAGGGCGCTCAGGTAATCAGCGCGGCGACGACGTTTCCACAAGCTAGCATCATCTTCAATGTTGCAAAGCGCATGGTTGAAAAGACCCCAGCGCTGCGCGAGGCCTTCGGCCTGGAGACGTGGGCTAAGGCGATCACTCGTTTCGAGACGGGCGCCACCTTCAAGCCGATTCACGCGAAGGCTAGCACGCAGGACGGTCTGAACCCGTCGCACGTCGGTCTCGACGAGATCCACGCGCACAAGAGCGCTGACCTGCTGAACGTCCTGACCTCGGCGGCCGGCGCCCGCGGCAACCCGCTGTGGCTGTACACCACTACCGAGGGTTACACCAACCCGGGGCCGTGGGGCGAGATGCGGCAGTTCGCGAAGCGGCTGCTGGCGGGCGTCTTCGGTACCACGGCTGACCACTTCCTGGTGGTCTTCTACGCCGTCGACGAAGAGAACAAGACCCTCAAGATCAAGGCGGACGACGAGTTCGACGAGCGGGTCTGGGTAAAGGCCAATCCGCTCATGGATGCCAACAAGCATCTGCTCTCCGCCATTCGCAAGGAAGCGATCGAGGCTAAGCAGATGCCCTCGAAGCTGGCGGAGTTCCGCATCAAGCGGCTCAACCGGCCGGCCTCGACGGCGACCGGTTGGGTCGACCTGACGAAGTGGGGCAAGTGCTCCGGCGAGGTGGATCTTGAATGGCTGGCGCAGTACCCATGCTGGGGCGGCCTCGACCTGGCCAGCACCACCGACCTGACGTGCTTGCGCCTGGTGTGGAACGTGGACGGCATGCTGTACACCCACGGCTGGCGGTGGGCCCCGGAGAGTTCGGTGGCGTTCCGCACTGAGCGCGGCACAGTGCCGTACGCAGCCTGGGTTGAGATGGGTTTGCTGAAGCAGACCGAGGGTGACGTCGCCGACTATGCAGTGATCGAGCGGGACATTCTCGCGGCTGTTGAGCGTTTCGGCGTGAAGTTGATTGCGTACGACCGCTGGAACGCATCCGACCTGGTCAACCGCCTGGTGGCGGAGGAGGTGCCAATGCTGGAGTTCATCCAGGGCACTAAGTCCTACCACCCGACGATGCAGGCCCTGGAGGTCGCCTACATCAGCGGCAAGCTGGCCCACGGTGGCGATCCGCTGCTGAACTGGTGCGCCTCCAACGTGATCCCGCGCTATGACGGGAACATGAGCATGGCGCCCGACAAGAAGAAGTCGCCCGACAAGATCGACGATATGACCGCGCTGCTGATGGCGATCGGCGCATCGAAGGCTGAGGTCGAAGACTCAGGCGATCTGGACGACTTCACCTCCAACCCGATCATGGTAGGCCTCTGATGGGCGACAAAAAGAAACCCGGGCGGTTCAAGTCCGCCTTGCTCGATTGGCTCGGAGTGCCTATCGGATTGACCGACGGCGCGTTCTGGCAGGAGTGGTTCGGAACCTCGGCGAGCGGAAAGAACGTGACCGTCGATAAGGCCTTGCAGCTCTCGACGGTATGGGCGTGCGTGCGGCTTCTCTCGGAGTCGGTGTCCACGCTGCCGCTGAAACTCTACCGGCGCCTTCCGGACGGCTCCCGCGAGCAGGCCAAGGATCATCCGCTGTTCAGGCTGCTTTGCCGTACGCCGAATGCCGAGATGACCCCGCAGCGCTTCATGCTGATGGTGGTGGCGAGCATCTGCCTGCGTGGAAACGCCTTCGTCGAGAAGAAGATGATCGGCACTCGCGTTGTTGCGCTTGTCCCGTTGCTGCCTCAGTACATGCGGGTGAAGCGCGAAGACAGCGGTCGCCTGAAGTACACCTACACCGAGAACGGTGTGGAGCGCGTCATTCCAGAGAAGAACCTGATGCACATCCGTGGCTTCGGCCTGGATGGCGTCTGCGGCATGCTCCCGGTGACCATGGGCCGCGAAATCTTCGGTTCGGCGATGTCTGCCGAGGAGGCCGCCGCCAAGGTGTTCGCCCAGGGCATGCAGGCTTCCGGGATTCTCAGCGGTGATACGACTCTCACCCCGAAGCAGCGAGAAGATCTTCGGGCCAGCCTGACCGCCTTCATGGGATCGCAGAACGCCGGAAAGATCATGGTTGCCGAGGCCGGCCTGAAGTACCAGGGGATCACGATGAACCCCGAAGCTGCGCAGATGCTGGAGTCGCGGTCGTTCAACGTCGAGGAGATGTGTCGTTGGTTCCGCGTCCCGCCGTTCATGGTGGGGCACATGGACAAGCAGTCCAGCTGGGCCAGCTCTGTGGAGGCGCAGAACCTCCACTTCCTGACCAATAGCCTCCGGCCGCTGCTGGTGAACATCGAGCAGGAGATCACGCGCTGTCTGATCGGCGAGGCCGATGCGGATGAGTTCTTCGCCGAGTTCGCAGTTGAGGGGCTGCTGCGCGCCGACAGCACCGCCCGTGCGGCTTGGTACAACACTGCACTGCAGAACGGCTGGATGAGCCGTAACGAGGTCCGTCGCCTGGAAAACCTGCCACCAATCGAAGGCGGGGATGTCTTCACCGTGCAGTCCGCGCTGGTTCCGCTGGAGCAGTTGGGAGCCACTGCGGGTGGTGTGTCGCCCGCAGCGACGGCCTACATGCTTCGCCTGGTCGCGGCCAATGAGAGCGGCGACAAGGCCGCCATGCGCCAGGCTATCGACCTCGCTGTCGAGGCACTGGAAACCGGCAACCCGGCTGGTCCGATGATGGCGCACGCGCTGATTTCACTTCCTCGCTTGAACCAGGCCGCCTGAGCCGACTGGAGAGACCATGACTATCAAATCGCTTCCGACGGCGCCGGCGGCTCGACCGCGCGCGGACGTTTCCTGCGACCTGATGCCCAAGGCGCTGGAGCGCTGGAACCCAGCCATTCGCGCTGCGGTGGAGGAAGAGAACAGCATCAGCATCTTCGACCCGATCGGGTACGACTGGTGGACTGGCGAGGGCGTCACGGCCAAGCGCATCAGCGCCGCGTTGCGAGCCATGAAGGATGCCGACGTGGTGGTGAACATCAACAGCCCTGGCGGAGATGTCTTCGAGGGGCTGGCGATCTACAACCTGCTGCGCGAGCACAAGGGCAAGGTCACCGTACGCGTGCTCGGCCTGGCAGCTTCCGCAGCGTCGTTCATTGCCATGGCGGCCGATGAGGTGAAGATCGCCCGCGCCGGCTTCCTGATGATCCACAACGCCTGGACGATCGCCGCGGGTGACCGCAACGAGTTCAAGGAGGTGGCCAGCTTCCTGGAGCAGATCGACGGAACCCTGGCCGACATCTACTCGGTGCGCACCGGCGACCCGGTCGAGGACATGCAGGCGCTGATGGATGTCGAGACCTGGATGGGCGGATCGGATGCCATTGAGCGTGGATTCGCTGACAGCCTGCTGGAGTCAGACGCCACCAAGGACGACGCCAACGCGCTGGCGGCACCGATGATCGCCGCCCGCCGACTCGACCAGATCCTGGCGAAGCAGGGCATTCCGCGCTCTGAGCGCCGCTCGCTGATTCAAGAACTCAAGACCGGTACGCCTCGCGCTACCGGCCCCGGTAAGCCCTGCGCTGCCGATACCACGGCCGATCTGGCCGCCCCCATCGCCGAGCTTCAAGCCGCCCTGGCGCGGTTCTCGGCAGCAGCTTCCAAGTAACCGGAGAGAGAAAATGTCCGAAAATACCGCTGACCTGCTCAAGCAGGTATCCGCTGAGCTGGAGAAGGCCTCCAGCGACTTCAGCAAGAAAGCCGAGGCCGCCCTGGACGAAGCCAAGAAGGCCGGCAGCCTGTCCAGCGAAACCAAGGCCGCCGTCGACGAACTGGCGACCAAGTTCAACAGCCTGACCGAGGCCGAGAAGCAGCTGAAGGCCAAGCTCGGCGAGTTGGAGCAGGAGTTCGCCCGCTCGCCCACCAATGGCGCGCCCGCCGCCCGCGATACCGTCGGCGGCATCGTGATCAAGAGCGAGGCGCTGAAGCAGTTCGCCGCGAGCGTGGAGGGCGGAAAGCGCGTCAGCATTCCCGTTCAGAACGCTCTGATCAGCACCGACATCCCCACCGGCGTGGTTGAGCCGCAGCGCCTTCCTGGCATCGACGTGATGCCAAAGCAGCGCCTGTTCATTCGCGACCTGATCGCTCCGGGGCGCACCACTTCGCCGGCGATCTTCTGGGTTCAACAGACCGGCTTCACCAACGCCGCCGCAGTCGTGCCGGAGAACACCGCGAAGCCGTACAGCAGCATCACGTTCGGCACCAAGATCACCCCGGTGACCACCATCGCGCACATGTTCAAGGCGTCCAAGCAGATCCTGGATGACTTCGCTCAACTGCAGTCGACCGTGGACACCGAGATGCGCTTCGGCCTGAAGTATGTCGAAGAGCAGGAGATCCTGTTCGGCGATGGCACCGGCGCGCACCTCGACGGCATCGTGCCGCAAGCCTCTGCGTTCAGCGCCGCCTTCGCGGTCGAGCAGCAGAACGGTATCGATGACCTGCGCCTGGCGATGCTGCAGGCCCAGCTGGCGCGCCTGCCGGCATCCGGCCACGTTCTGCACTTCATCGACTGGGCGAAGATCGAGCTGACCAAGGACACCCTGGGCCGCTACATCCTCGCCAACCCGCTGGGCCTGGCCGGCCCGCTGCTGTGGGGCCTGCCGGTGGTTGCCACTGAAATCGCCGCGTTCCAGGGCAAGTTCCTGACTGGTGCGTTCCAGACCGGCGCGCAGATCTTCGATCGCGAAGACGCCAACGTGGTGATCTCCACCGAGAACGCCGACGACTTCGAGAAGAACATGATCTCGATCCGTTGCGAAGAGCGCCTGGCGCTGGCCGTGAAGCGCCCCGAGGCGTTCATCTACGGCACCTTCACCCCGCCGGCTCCGTAACCACTAGCCGGGCCGCCTCCCATGGCGGCCCTTTGGAGGCATAACGATGGAACTGAAAGCACTACGCCCCATCCTGGTGGACGGGGTGGGAACCGTGGTCGAAGGTGCGACCTTCGATACCAACGACCAGCACGCCCGGCAACTGATCGGCAAGGGCTATGCCGTTGAGCCTGGTGAGGAAGGTGCCGGCGAGCCCCCGCAGCAGCGCCGTCGCAACTCCAGCAAGAAGGAGTAACCCATGGACCTCCGAGCAATCCAGCCCATCTATCGAGGTGGCCGCTTGGTCCAACCGGGCGAGCCGTTCGAGACCACCGCCGAAGACGGCAAGGCGCTGATCCAAGAAGGCAAGGCGCGCGAACCGGTCGCCCGGAAGGCGGCCGCCAAACAGGTGAAGGCCGACCAGCAGGCCGAGAAGTAGGAGCCATCCCATGCCAGTTCCAACGACAGTTCCGGACCTGGATGCCCTGAAGCGGCACCTGCGCATCAGGCACACCCAGGACGACCAGGACCTGGAGGAAAAGCTGGCGGCGGCGATCGACCAGGCGGCACAGTTCCTCAACCGGCCGATCCCCTGGCCGGTTGATCCTGCTGCTGACCCTATCGTCCAGGCTCCGGTACCGGCCAGCGTGCGCGCTGCCATCCTCATCCAGGCGGCGGAGCTGTACGCCAACCGCGAATCCTCGGTGGTGGGCGCCATCTACACGGTGATTGCCACCGCCCGGAACCTGCTCAACCCCTACCGGGTCGGGATGGGGGTCTGAATGCGCAGCGGAAACCTCGACACGCCCGCCGACCTTCTGATGCTGTCTGCTGACCTCTTACCGTTCAGGCTCGACTGGATCTGGTGCGGCATCCAGACCAAGGAGACCGCGGAGCCGCCGTTCCCGTCCGGCCTGCGCAGTCCGGCGAAGATCGCAATCAGGGCCTGGTGGGATGCGCGCATCCAGCAGGGACGCTACCTGTCCGCCGATGGCCGCCTGTTCCACATCGACAGTGCCCGCGACTTCACCGGCCGCCGGGCCGAGCTGGCGATCACCGCGACCGAGCTGATCGGCGAGCAGGGCGAATACCGTCCCGATAGGGCGCCGCCGCGCGCCTGCCGGGTGTTTCTGAACTACGATGCGCCCTGGCTGGACGAGAACGGCCAGGCGACGGCCTACAGGATCCGCGCCGAGGTTGCGCTGATCGAGACGGGGAGGGTGCAGGTGGGCGATCTGCTTGAGGTGGATCGAGTGCGCTACTACGTCGTCGACTACGCCGACGGCACCGACGACGGTATTGTCCGCGGGATCTGGCTGGAGCGTGTGCAATGAGGGCGCCGATCAGGCTGGTCGGCGTCGAGCAGGCGCAAGCGCGCCTCCTGGAAGCCGGCCGGCGCGTTGATCCAGTGATGCGCGGCGCGCTGAATACCACGGCGACGCAGACGAGGAAGCAGCGCTACAACGAGCCGATGCGGCCTGCGTTCACCAGCGCCTTCACCAACCGGCGGATCGTGATCAAGCGCGCGAGGGCGGGCCGGATGAACGCGAGGATTATTCCGTCGTCGTCTGGCGTCAGCGTCACGGCATACCGGCGCTGGATCTTCGAGCCTATCAACTCGACGCGGGCGAGGATTTATGTCGTCGGCCCGAACGGTCGGAAAGTTGCCGCAGGCTTCGTCAACCCATCGGGGCGTCTGCAACGGCCGTTGTCTACCCGCAGTCAGCGGGCCAGGACGGCGCGGGGCCGTTCGCCCAATGTCACCAGCTACAGCTATCGGCGCGCCCTGCAGGAAGCACAAGGCCCGTCGGTGGCGTACTGGTTCAGGCTGTTGACTACGGCGAAGACCATCCGCTGGACCAATGCGTTTCTGCGCCAAGAGTTCGAGCGGCGCATCCGCCGCGAGCTCGAAAAGGCCGTCTGAGGAAAACCAACCATGCGAACGAAAGCGAGCCAGGTCACACGCGACCTGCGGGCCCGCCTGGGCGAGATTCGCCCGGTAAACGGCTACTTGACGGACCTGCGGGCAGTTTACGGGCCGACAGATCGAGTGCCCGACAAAGCCAGCGTGCCTTACGCCCTTGTACGAGTCGCGAGCGACGCGCGAACCGGAACGGCGGTACGCCAAGCGACCAGGCTCCGCACGTTCGAAGTCGAGGTTGTATTCCCGCGATCGGCGGAGGAACACGAACTCGATGACGTCCACGTCGACATTCTGCGCGCCCTTGGCTTCGGAGAAGACCAGCCGGAGCGCAAGTTCCCTGGGCTTGTGGAGGATATCGACGAGGCGGTGGCGCAGTTTGCCGAGGCTGGTCGCAACTTCCACACCCTGACCGCAACCATCGGCGTGATCTACGTCGAAACCTACAACTGATCGGCCAGGCCGAGGAGAAAACGATGCTCTACACCCAACTGTTCCGCGGCCCTACCTCGGTCGCGTCCTATCCCTCTTTCGTGTTCGAAGAGCTGTTCAAGTTACAGACGATCAGCGCCGAACCGGAATCGACCGAGATCACCATCCCCGACCCGACTCGCCTCGGCCTGCCTGAGCTCGATGGCGTAACGTCGACCACGGCGATCAACATCAACGGGGAGGCCGTCAACTTCTCCCCCCGCGCCGCCGGCACGATTCTCTATGGATCGGTCGAGCGCGTGCCGTCGGGTACCGTTTCCGAAGAGGTGCACGACGCCTACGTCGATCGCACCATTCGTCTTGCGCACATTCCACTTGAGGTCAGCAGCGTAACCGGGGCCGGCGGCACTCCGACTTATGTGCGAGGCGTTGATTATGCTGTCACCCCCGGCGGCATCCGTCCTCTGCCGGGCGGCACGCTGGCCGACGCGATCAATGCCACCGCGGCGCCGCCGGATGGCGGGTTGAAGCGTTTGCCGATCGAGGTCAGCTACACCTACCCGACTGTCGACCTGGTGAAGCCGTTCACCACCGGCCGCAAGTTCTACCGGGTGATGTTCGAGCAGACCAACGAAGCCGGCGACGGTGAGAAGCGACGCATCACCTGTTACTACGCGCGCATCAGCCTGAACGGCGGCCTGCCGCTGAACCAGGGCGCCGAGTTCGGCGTGATCCCTGTGCAGATCCGTCTTCTGGCCGACCCGAACATCTACGACGTCGGCGAGGCCGCGATCTGGACCTGGGAAATCCAGAACACCGACGCGGCTTGATGGCCGTAGATCAACCTGGCCCGCCCTGATGGCGGGCCTTTTCATTTGGGTGGCCCATGTCTGACCTTGGAATCCTGTTTCCCGAACCTGAAACCATCTACGTCAACGGCGCGCCGGTGATCGTGCGCCACGTCCGCCTCGCCGACTTCGAGTTGTTCGGGGATATCGCCAGTGACCTTCTCAAGGTGCTGAGCGACGGCACCGTTCCCTCCATCCTGCAGTTCGGCAAGACCGGTTCGGCCAAGCTGCGGAAGATCCTGCGCAGGACCACGAACCTCAGCCGATGGCGCGTGTATCGCCTACCGGTCGACGTAGCGATGCAGATCGTCATGCAGGTGATTCGGGTCAACGCCGCTTTTTTCGCCCGCGCCCAGCAAGCGGCAGTGACGACGCTGGCAACGCTGGTTGGGCAGCAGCAGTAACCAGCCTGGTTCGCGCGGGCTTCAGTCTCGAAGAGGTTTCGCGCATGACGCTTCAACAGATCGAGGTGTTCATCGAGCAGGTTGGCGCCCAGGTCAAGCAGGACCGGCGCGATCACCTGCTGCTTCGCCGCGCAGCACGCGCACCCCTGAAGGGGTTTAAACAGTTCCTGCAGGAGTTCGACCATGGCCGGTAGAGTGACCACGCAACTGATCGTCGAGGGGGTAAACCGCACCCGGCAGATGTTCAACGAGGTGAACCGCGACCTCAACGTGACGAACAAGGCGTTGGCTGCAAGCGGCAAGCTGCTCGCAGGCTATCTCACGTTCAGCGCGCTGGCCGCCGGGGTGAAGGCGGTAGCGAACACCGCCGACGCTTACCAGGCAATGAACGCCCGCCTGCGCCTGGCGACCGGATCCCAGGAAGAGTTCAACACAGCCCTCGAGGAGTTGCAGCGCATCGCCTACAACACCGGCCAGCCGGTTGAGGCGCTGGTTACGCTGTACGGGCGGATCAGTCGCCCCCTCAAGGAAGCGGGCCGCACCCAGCAGGATATCCTCAAGGTCACCGAGGCCGTGTCGGCGTCGTTCCGCGTGTCGGGCGCCTCTGCGGTCGAGGCTGAGAACGGAGTGATCCAGTTCGGCCAGGCGCTGGGGGCTGGCGCGCTGCGCGGGGACGAGTTCAACAGCGTGGCCGAACAGGCGCCACGCCTGATGCAGGCTCTGGCTGATGGCATCGGTGTGCCGACCTCGGCACTTAAGGCGCTGGCGGCGGAGGGCAAGCTGACGGCGGCAGTGGTCACCGACGCGCTGATCGGACAGTTGCCCAAGCTGCAGAGCGAACTCGCCTCGTTCGGTGACTCCGTCTCGAAGGAATGGACGGCGATCGAAGACACCATCCGCCGCGGCGTCGGCCAGGCGGACACAGGCCCGCTGATCGAGTCGCTGAAGGAACTGAAGGATGTGCTTGCCGACCCGACGATCCAGGGCAACCTGACCACGCTGGCCAGCGCCCTGGTGCGCCTGGCTGCCGCAGCGGCTCAAGGTGGCTCGCTGTTCTCCGGCTTCGGAGAGGATCTGGGCTACCTGGCTGCGCGGGTGACCGGAAACGTCACCGAGCTCGACAGGGTGAACAAGGAGATCCAGAAGCTGCAGGCTGCCGACGACGGCTTCGGCGTGGTCGACTTGTTCATGTCCGACGCGCAGATCAGCGAGCGGCTGACAGCGTTCAAGAAGTACCGCGAGCAGTTGCTGGAAGAACAGACCGGCATGACGGCAGAGGCGCGCAAGGCGGCCGAGGAAGCCGCCGCCCAGGTCAAGGCGGTCGATGATGCACGTCAGCAAGCTGCGCTCTCGTCGGAGCGTGCGTACTCCGAAGCGTTGCGCCAAGTGCGTGACGGCCGGCTGAAGGCGGTGCAGGACTCTCTCAAGAAGCAGGAGGCGGCCGAGAAAGGCGCGCTGGCGGCGGTTGAGAAAGTTCGGAAGGATCGCCTGGCTATCGAGAAGCGCTACAGCGAAGCGATTGCCGGGCTACAAGCCGGCGTCGGCGGTGACCCGAGCTATGCATCTGCGCAGACTCTCAAGCAGTCCGCCGCCCAGGCGCTGCGCAAGGGCGATGCCGAGACGGCACAGGCGCAGGCGCAGAAGGCGCTCGAAATGCTCCAGCAACTGCAGGCGGCCGGAGAGAACACATACGGGTTCACCGGCTTCGCTAAGGAGCTCCAGGCCATTGAGCTTGCCGCGAACGATCTGCAGCAGTCGCAGGCAGACGCGAAGCTCGACAGTATCCGTGCTCGGATCGCGGAGCTGGCAGATGCGGCGACCGCGCTCCAGGGCATCGAGATCTCGTTCAACCTTCCGCCGGAGGAGATCGAGGCGATCAAGGCGCAGTTGCAAGCGCTGTCTGAAACGCCTGTCCTGATCCCTGTTCAACTGGTGCCCACCGGCGAAATGTCCGCCGTGAGCGGCACCACGCCCCCGGTCAGTTTCCCCGGCTACGCGACCGGCACCAACAGCGCCGCGCCGGGCATTGCATGGGTCGGAGAGCGAGGTCCGGAACTGGTTGCGTTCGGTGGCGCGGAGAAGGTGTTCCCGAACAGCGTGTCGGCACTTGCCAGCCGCCTGGCCGGGATGCGCGGACTAGATGAACTGTCGCCGGCCGCCGCCGAGGTCGCGACGTCGGCGCCGAGCTCAGGGCAACTCCCCAACCTGGGACGGATCGATCTGTCGTTCGGCGGCTCGACTGTCTCGGTCTTCGGGGATCAGCGATCGGTAAACGACATTCTGCGGCTGCAGGCGCTCAAGCGAGGCCGCACCGCGTAGGAGAACGGCATGGATTACCCGGTTATTACGCTCGGCGGAGTACCCATCCCGCCAGAAGCCGGCGCGCCGGATCAGTCGATGGAGCCCTTGTTCGGCGCGACGGTCGTCAGGATGAGCGACGGTGCTGGCGTGAAGCTGACCCACTGGGACGGCAAGCTCTCCGGCACGTTGACCGGCTCGGGCCTTGTGCCGGTCGGGCTCGACGCGCTCGACTACCGATCATCACTGGAGATGCAGGCGATCCAGCCGATCAGCATCGCCCAGGACTCTCCGGCGTTCACGCTGCCCAAGGCGCCGCGCACGGACAAGGAGCCGTGGGCGCTGGCGCTGGTTGAGGGGCGCTGGGTGCCGACGCCATGCGTGCGCGCAGGCCTGGTCGTGACCGTTACAGAGCGTCCGGCAGCGACGCTCTACATGGTCCAGTTCATGCCTCGCTTCAACGTGTTCGCGGACCCGCCGTCGACGTCGATGAACGCCGCGCACGGATGGACCCTGAACTGGCAGGAGGTTTGACATGCTGCTGAACGGCATGCCGCTGAACGCCGGCCCGCTGAACGGATTCGGCATGGCCGGCGGCGGAGATGGCCCTGTCGAGATCAAGCCTGGCCAGGCGTTTGCCTGGCGCCTGCGCCTACTCGTCGACGATGAGGATTGGACGGCACACCTCGTTGGGGCTGTCGAAGTCGACCGCGAGGAAGGCGCCTCTGGCATCGCTACGTTCACGCTGTACCTCGGCACTGACCCGGTATCGCCGACGTCGTGGGTGGGGCGGGCGGTCACGATCCGCTACCTTTCCACTGCCGAGGGCGTGACCGCAGACGTGGTGAGATTCACCGGCCGCATCGCGGACCCGACGTTCGACGCAGTGGGGCGGACGCTGACCGCGCGCTGCTCCGATCAGTTGCAGCAGCGCATCGAGGCGATGGAGATCGCGCAGATCGATGCGCTGGTCGGCGGCCAGTGGTCATCCGATGTGTTCGAGCCTGTCGAGGGGCGCTCGCGCTGGGACTATGCGCAAGAGCGGTTGACGACCGTGGCCGCGGCCCTGGATTGCGCGCCTACCGGCGAGTTGCGTGTGACCAGTCTGTTCTCGCAGCCTCCGGCGTTCGAGTTCGGCGCCGGGTCCACCGTCTACAACTCGGTGGAGGTCAGCCTCGGTGATCTGAGCTCGCAGACGAATAGGATCGAGATCGAGTGCGACTACCGATTCAGCCGGCTCTGGCAGTTGAACGCATCGTATGGATGGCAGCACCCCGGGACGGGTAACGCTGTTGGCGAGGCGGGGTTCTGTAATTGGCGCGGCGACGACACCGAGCTACCGGATGTCGAGATGATCACCTCGGCGACCGAAAGCAGCGGCCAGACGTTGTTCTATGCGACCTGGTATCCACTTCCGCCCACGGGCGTCTACTGCAATCCGCCGGCGGCATGGAGAAATGACTTCACCGAGCTGCTGCTCGGCGGAAATTGGATAGCTGGCCGGCGCTGGGTGCAGTCCGTCACAGAGCGCTACCGGCTGGTCATGGAGGTTCAGCCGAGCGTTGCAGCGACCGGTCAGATTGTCGGTCGGCAGCGTGCCTCGTTCGAGATCGAGTCTGACAGGGCCGAGCGCTGGGAAAGCGACCCGATCACCGGCGGCAGCACCGGCCACGACGACGAGAAGGATGGCAATCGGCGTTTGTCCGCCCTGAATTGCTTGTTGGCCCAGGGCGCCACGACGCTCATTGCTGCGCACCGCGGCACGACCGTAACTTGGGATGTTCCGACGTCGATGATCCTGCCGATCGATCTTGTGCATACGCTCCGCCTCGATGATCAGGGCGCGCGTGCGGTGGGCAAGTGTCGACGCATTGTTGACCGGTTCGACCTCGGGTCCGGTAGCGCCCTTACTACGATCTCTATCGCGGTGATGCGAGGTGGCGCTGGCGCCGCAGACCCCCTTGTTCCTCCTGCTGGTTCGTCCGATCCCGTCAGCCCACCGTCGGGCGGCGGACAGCTCTCGACGCAGCTCGGGGGCCGCAACGGCAGTCCCGCGTATGACGATGAGGCGGATGGTTTCTCCGGCAACTGGAGCAACCGCGATCCCGGTGCCGAATTGTTCCCGCGGCGCTTCTCGTTGACCGCAAACGACATTCCGGAGACCTACCGGGACGAGCATGCACCGGAGCTCGCGGCCACCTACCGGGTAGCTGTACCTGATGACGTACTGGAGATGTAGCGATGGCGAGAGCCTGGATCAACAACTGGAAGACGACGCTGAGCGCCGGCCTTTCGCCTGGCGAGTTGAACCTGACGGTGCCGGATGCTGCCGCCGCGCTGCTGCCGCTCTCTGGCGGTAACTGGGTGCTGTTGACGCTGGCGGATGCTGCCGGCGCTCAGCATGAGATCGTGAAAGCAACCGCCCGCGCCGGTGGGATGGTGACGATCGAGCGCGCCCAGGAAGCCACCGCCGCCGGCAACTGGCCGGCGGGGTCGGCGATCTATGCAGCCGTCACGGCCGGCGATCTCATGGCACTGCAAGCGCGAATCGCGGCCCTGGAGGGCGGCACTCCCGACGGAGCCCTGGTCGATGCGAGCGGTTCGGCCCTCGTCGATGGCGCCGGAAACAACCTGATCATGGAGAACATTTGATGGCAACTGTTACGCACGTCCTGTCCGGTGCTGGCGCTCCACCCTCGGCCCCGCCCAGCGTGGGCGCTCATTACGTAAACACGACAAACGGTGACCAATACCTTGCCAAGGGCACGGCCTCTGCGGCGGATTGGGTGAAGCAGGGCGGCGGCGGTGGAAGCGCTCCCTCCGAAGTACTGCACATAACTGGCGCGGGCAATTTCTCGCTTGGGCCGCAGCACGCTGTTGTCGAGGCGCCTCTGAATAACATTCCTGAGAACGAGATCGGGGCTGTCGATATCGAGACAGCCTCTTCTCGGCAATTTGATTTGCACGTCAAGGGGAACGCAGATTCAGTGTTTTTCGTCGGGACCGCGGGTGGCGTCGACTTGCCGGGTGGGACGTTCATCGTCGGGATGCAGAGGAATTGGGCTTCAACCCGCGAGTATGGATTCCAGATCCGAGGCATAGACCTAGCTGGTGAGGCCTGGGTGCGGGTGTATTACGACGCCATCGCTGGGACGATGACCATGCTTGTACTCGCTGACATGCCTGCGCCGGCATAACGGAGGTGGATCATGGCTCTATCAGATGAGCGCCGCGGCATCGGCGCAAGGAACGAAGCGATCCGCCGCGCCGGCGGCCAGCGGGTCGAAGCGGAGCGACGCGGTGACCAGGGCTTGACGGCGGCGCTCAACCGGCTGATCGAGCCGGAGCGTCAGGCGCGCGCACTGCGCAAGATCGATCCGCGCGGCGCCCTGGATGCAAAGCGCGGGCGGGCGGACTACAACCCTGCCGGAAAGCAGATCGGCGGAGGCGGTGTGTCCTGGCCGTTGTCCGAAACCGACAAGTCGAAGCGCACGGTGGCCGATGAAGAGATCGTGAGCACCGATGGCTTGGTCGTCGTTGTGTTCAAGCGCGTCACCAGCTTCGAGATGCAGGATGGCGGCGAGAATATCGGCCGCATGGAGTTCAAGGCATGAACCAACTGATGCCCTGGGACGGCGAGGTCGTTCGCATGGGCTGGCCGTGGCACGGAAAGATCCGCCAGCCGGACAAGGATCTTGCCGGCTACGTGACCCTGCCGAACGGGGCGATGCGCCCAGCGATCGCGTACTACGGCACCTGGCCGATGAATCATACGCATCTGTTCGACATGGGCCTGCCGGACCAGGACGACCCGCAGGTCGAGGAGCAGGGCGGGAAGTGGTGGGGGCGAACGATCCTCCGAGGCGGAGGCAATTACGACTATCAGTTGTACTACGGCGGCGCGACGACCTCGGCCGAGGGGCAGTCCTACACTGGTGAAGCTCCGTTCAGGGGGCTTCCTCTCTGGTGGGATAGCGACGAGGAACCGCGCCGCCCGCTGTATGTAGATATCTACCTCAATTTGGAGCAGGGCAGCTACTACCTCGATTTTTGGACAAAGGGCGGAACGATTCACACCCTTCGGAAGAAGATAACGCTTGAGGATGTTGGGCAGGGCGCAGGACAGCCGGAGTGTGCGGTAAAAGATTTGCTCGGGAGCAACTTCGATTACTGGTTTTTTGGTGACAACGTCAAGCTGGACTACCTGAAGCTGCTGGGGGTCTACCGAAATCGGTTGCTGCTGGGGGTGGTGGTGACACAGGGTGAAGGGATGCGGCAGATTGACCCTCCGCCCGGAACGTCGGTGGTCAGCGGTTCGTCCCCGTCTGGAGCCCCTCAGGGGTTGTATGGTCTCGTCGAGGTGACCATTGCCCCGGATATCCGAGATCCAGAGGGGGATCGCAGTCAGACGGTCACAATAGACGTGATCGAGAACCGCCAGGCCGCGCTCGGTAATCCGGTTCATCAGGTGACCGACGAGAGCAGTCAGCCGGGCGATCCCATCGAAACTACGCTCTATCGAGAGGAGTGGAACCAGACCTCCGGGTTGCTGACCGCCTGGTATGACGCTCAGGGCAACATCCATACCGCGCGCTACAACCGACGCCACTATGCACTTAAGGAGTACCGCAACGAGCCAGGCGTGACGACAAGAACAGCGACGGAGCGAAGCAGCGAGGTTGCGCTGTTGAGCGGCTCCGGATCAGTTGTCGACAGCACTTTACTGACAGAGCAGTTCGAGGCGCTCTACATCCCAGGGACAGGACTGCAGATCACTCGGACGGTGAAGTGTACGGGGGAGCCGGATGACGTCACGACTTATACCGACCCAGACCATACGGGTGGTCCAGTGGTTACCCCGCCGACGACGACATTCCCCCCAGGTATGCATATCGTCAACACCGTTGTGACCTACCAGTGGCTGGTGAACGGCGAGAACATGCTGGCCAACCAGGACCAGCATCAGGTGTGGCTTGCCGCGTTGAGCAACAACAGCGCAGCCATCTGTCACATCCGCGACCCGTTCGACTATCCCGAGGGGCAGACCACAACGACCGTCAGCGTTCGCCAGGGGCCGGCCGTACACCTTGGCGGCGTGACCTCTGGAGCGGTTACCGACACCCTGACAAAGAGCAAGCCTGCACATGAATACCGGCGCGGCTTTTTCTGGGAGCCGGCAGACCGTTGGGTGCGAGCCAGTTGCAACCCGATCACCGGAGAGCTCTCTCGCGGCCAGGAGTGCATCCAGTACCTGACGACCTGGGTATAGCAAATCACCACCTCATAGGAGAAGCCGCATGACGCCGGCCTGTGTACCCCTGCGCATTGAAAAAGGGGCGACGTTCCGCGACACGATGCGGATCATGCAACCGAGCCTGGTCTATCGGCCGATCACCCAGGTCGCGCCGACTGCTCCCGTCCGGCTGACCATCCCTGGGCACGGATTGCCCGGCACGTGGCTGGCATGGATAGATGGCGTCCAGGGCATGCCCGAACTGAACCGCGCCCGGCTTCGGCAACTGCCTCACCGGGTCGCGTCCATCGACGACAACACCGTCGAGATCAACCTGCTTTCAGCCGTTGGGCTGGCGCCTGTGGGCGGGCAATTGATCTACCAGCCACCCGTTGACCTGGCTGGCGCCGAGGTACGGATGCAGATCCGCGACGCGCCAGGCGGGACTGTGCTGATGACGCTGGCGCTCGGCTCCGGCCTTGAGATCGCTGGCGCCGGAACGATCTCGCGCGAGATATCGGCCTCCGATACCGCGGCGCTGATGTGGTCGTCGGCGGTCTACGACGTGGACGTGACATACCCAGATGGCACGGTCCACCGCTACTACAGCGGGGCGATCAATGTGAGCCGTGGGGGAGGGTGCGATGGATGAGGCCGCCGAGCCCTGGGCGCTGGCGATCGAGGTTGATTGCGAGCCGCTTGTGCTCAGCGAGATGCAGGAATACGCGGTCACCGTGACGCCGCCGGCCGATGTGCTTGTGGTTGTTGCGGGTGACCAAGGGCCTCCCGGGAGGGATGGCGTAGACGGTGCCCAATGGGGCGCGACAGATTGGTGATGACATGGCCCAGATTCGATTTTTCAAAGTGGCGACCCTGCCGGGTACGCTGGAACCCGATTCGTTCTACTTCGTCGAGAACGGCAGCTACTCGGAGTCCTACCTGACGAACAGCGCCGGAGTGGCGCGCTCAATCGGTAACAGCGCGATGATCAACGCGCTGATCAACGAGGCGTTGGCCAGCTTGCCCGGCACCGGCGCGCCGATCCTGTTCGTTGCGGATATCGCGGCACGCGACGCCCTGGAGCCGGAGTCGGCGATATTCGTGCTGGTTCAAGACGCGAGCGCCGACCCGACAGTCGAATCCGGCGCTGCGTTGTACGCCTGGAACCCGGCGACCAGCGCCTGGCTGAAGGTTGCTGAATACGAAAGCATGGACGTCGAGCTCAACTGGGACGCGATCAACGGGCGCCCGACGTCGACTCCAGCGCAGATCGATACCGCCGTCTCTCAATCTCACACGCACGCGAACAAGTCGACGCTGGACAAGTTCAGCGAGGATGGCGGCCTGGTTCGGTTCGGCGGGCAGCCGATTCCGGCGGAGTGGAACGGGGCGGCCTGGTAAATGGCCGTCCTCCAGACCCACAAGGTCGTCGCGCAACTGCCTGCCGCGCTGGAGCCGAACGCGATCTACTTCGTACGGCGCAGCACCGGCTACGACCAGTTCGTCACCAACGGCGCGGGCGTGGTGGTGGCCTATCCGATGAACGTGCGTATCCCCGCGGCTGTGCCGGGCTATCTCGCCGACGGCTCCATGCTGCGGCTCACAATGAACCCTGACGGCCAACTGCCGGCGTACACCGCCGGCGGCGCAACTCTCAACCTGCAGGTGCTTTTCAATGGCTGATGTACGCCCGACGAAACTCCAGGCCGACGGCAACGGCTACGGCAGTCTCCGCGAGTTCGCCGACGGCGACACGGTGCCGATTGCCCTGGGCGGCACTGGCGCTGCAACCACTGCTGGCGCGCGCTCGAATCTCTTCGACACCCGCCTGCAGAACTTCAGCCTGCTGCTCGGTGGCGTTGACCAGCTTCCGTACCAGACGGGACCGAATAGCTGGTCGCAGACCCCGCTGACAAGCATTGGCCGTGCGATGATCGCGGCATCCACTCAGGCGAACGCCCTGAGCTACATCGGCGGCGTTCCAAAGAGCCTGTCGTCCAACCGAACCGTTTCGGACCCGAACACCGTGCCGGACGAGTGCGGATTCTATGGCATCGGCGCCGGTCCTTACTCGAACTTGCCGCCAGGCATCGATGCTCTGAACCCCATCGGATCGATGCTCTATCACCATCCATACGACGTCGCGACCGCAGTGCAACTATTCGTGCCGCGGACCTCGAACATCCTGTATTTCCGCAGGAGGGTCGCCGGGGCGTGGCAGTCGTGGGTTCGCGTTCTGTCCGACGCTCAGTTGCTGGGCACAGTGGCTCAGTCTGGAGGAGTCCCGCTTGGGTCGATATTGGAGCGAGGCAGTAACGCGAACGGGCAATACGCTCGCCTCGCCGACGGCACGCAGATTTGCACGATCAGCCTGCTTGGCGCCAACGACCGCATGGCGAACACAAGCTACACGCTCACATTGCCAGCGGCGTTCACTCCAGATTGGACCGTTGGGGTATCGGTATCCTGGGCGTCGCACGCAACGAACCCCGCAACGTACAACGGTGTGAAGGTGGCGTATGCGAACGGCACCTCGCTGACATTCATCCTGGCCGAGAACCTCACGACAAATCGTTTGATCTTTTCCTGCATAGGGAGGTGGTTCTGATGTTGATCAAGCTTTCGCCGTTTGTACCGCTGCCCGGCGACGGCGTCGAAATGCGCGTGTCCGTTCGAGGGGATGCCCTCACTGTGAACGGTGTCGAGTTCGATTTTTCGCCATTAACGGAGGGAGGTCAGCTACCTGGCGCGGCGACCGGTTCGTCCTGGTTTGAGGGAGTGATTACCCGCCAGGCTGGCCGAATCGAACTGACGCTGCGTCTCCCGCTGGCGCCTGACGCAAGCGATGCCGCTCGCTTCCCGGCTCCCATCGAGGTTCTCGAAGGGGATGTGGAGTTACCGCGATGATCGACTGGGGCCACATGAAGACGCCTGAGCAGATCCTCGAGGAGCAGCGTGCGGCAGTGCGAGAGCAGCGGCGCGAGGCCTATACGAAAGAGTCTCTGCCGCTCTATCTGGAAGCGCAGTATCTGGCAGCGGTCGGCCAGGGGCCCGCAGATCTATCAGAGTGGATCGCGAAGGTTGCAGAGATCGATGCCAGATATCCGATGCCGGGCGCCGGCTAACTCTCGTTAGCCAGGCACTCCAGCGCGAATTGTACGGGGTAGGGTGCCTCTCTACCGGCCGTCTCGCTTACGTAATTCCTCAGCGCGCGGGCGGTGATTCCGATCCGCCTGGCAGCTTCTTCCTGCTTCAGGCCGGCTCGCTCGTACAGCCCGCGCAGGTAGCGCGGGTCTGGGTTGTGGTTGGATGCGTCAGGCTTCATCAGATTTTCTCAACTGTGCAGCCGGGCAGACAAAGCCACGTGGTGCCATGCTCATCTTCCATTTCGACACTGGTATAGCCGAGGCGGACCGCGAGAACACCGCGAAGGCGTTGGAGTTCCCAGCCATCGTTAGAGTCGGATTCGCAAGCTTTTGCCATGATCGCCTCGGCCACGTTTTCGTCACCGCCGGCTACGTCTAACGCCACTTCCCACGCGCTTTCGATTTCGTAGTTGAGGGCGTAATCGGTCAAGGGGAGGGGGGAAATGATGCGATGCAGCGTCTCACCATGACTTAGAGCGGTTTCCTTTTCATGAGCACCGAACAGGCCGCCAAATACGCCAGAATCGCGGATTTCTGAGATTTCTTCGTAGCTGCCGTGAAAGAGTTCCATGCTCATGATTTAAGTCCTTTTGATTTAGTTAACTTCGAATTCTTCGCCAAAACGATCCAGATGTGCAGCGGCATAAGCATCGACAAATTCTTGCTCGCTGACCCATTCGCGGCTGCTGCTGAGTTCTTCGCGCAGTTCGTCGTCCATTAAGTTTGCTACTGCATCAGCATCAAACTGTTTTCCGTTAAGTGTCACTCTTGTGTGCTGGTTGCTCATGGCTTCGATCCTTGTTTGCGCCTCGCCGTTGTGGCTGGCATGACTCACATCATAGGAACAATGTTCCTCCGCGTAAAGAGGAACGCTGTTCCTTTTGTCGGGTTTTCTGCTACGCAGGCTCGATCAGGTAGGCGCCCTGGTTGCGCACGTTGCCTACGTCGCGGCTGACCGCGTACCAGGTGAACGCCTCGGCTGGTTCGCCCTGGTGCAGCACGATTTGTTCCGCGCGCTCTGGCGGCGTCGCAGGGTCAAGCCACTCGCGTGCCAGCTCGGGCGACAGCACGACGGGGCGGCGGTCGTGAATGTCGACCATGCCGCCCTCGGCATCGGCGGTGATGATGATGAACCCATGCTGTTCGGCCGGCTCATCATCGAGGCCCGGGAACTGGCCGATGGCGGCGCAGAGGATCGGTGAGCCGTCGGCGTGCTGGATGTGATACGGCTGTTTCCGCGACCCGCCCTCGGCGACCCACTCGAACCAGCCACTGACCGGCGTCAGCGCGCGATGGCGCCACGCGGCGCTGAAGAAGCGTCCATGCGCCACTTTCTCGACCCTGGCGTTTATCGGCGCCGCGCGATCGCGGGCCCAGAACGGCCTCCAGCCCCAGCGAATGGCCTGGGCGACCAGGGCATCGCCTTCGAGCCGTAGCGTCGTCACGGCCGTCGATGGCGCGACGTTGTAGCGCTCGGGCTGCTCGCCGACGAGGTTGACCAGCGCGTTGGGCATCGACAGTGCGTCGACGAACTCATGAAGTCCGGTGTACTGCGACAAGCGTCCGCACATAGCCACCTCCGCAATTGGATTGCTGGTAAAGGTAGACTATGCATTTTGGATGAAGTGGAGCGTTGCCGTGCTGGTTGTTCGACTCAAGAAAGGATGGACGCTGAAGCTTGATCGGAAAGTGAACGATGCGAATCGGGCGGGGGTTTGGTCGTTCCATTGCTCCGAGAGCACGTTCGTGCCTGGCATGGATAACTTGCTGCGGCATGCTGCCATTCGTCCGGCTGAGCCGGCAGAAGGGAAGAGCACCGAGGTAGAGGTGGCCATCTGTCGGCCAGGTGATCCGGAGGAGAAGTGGATTCCGGTGGGGAAGGGCGTGGCGGTCTACGAGGCAGAGCGCTGATTTGGTCTTTTTTTCCTCCAAAACGCTACCGTAAGCATTTGATTCTGTTGGCTTGCGGATGTTCTCAAACGAAGTGATTTTTGATGGTATTTTTCGACATAACTACTTGATGCATATAGGAAAAAACAAATTCTATCGTGCGTCCCAGGCTTTGATGCCGTAGAGAACGTAGGTCATTGCTTCTCCCGAGGCCCGGGTCTTCCCGGGCCCTGCCGATAGGTCGCCGAAAGGTGATCGCCGGATTATGCCACGTCGTTCCGCCCCTGTGCGGTCTCGGGGCTACCGCGCTCGGGAGCGGCGTGACGGCAGATAGCCGTGGACGGGCGGGCGGACAGGGAGCCGGGCTGTTTCCCTGGCCGGGAACGGAGAGAGCGCAGGTTGAACAGGTCGATTCGGCTCGCTGGAGAGCATCCTTACCGGTACTTTCGGAATGCTCCGGTCCGCGCTGTACAATCCTTCCCCCGCCGAGGAGATTTCCCATGAGTTGCATCGGTCGCCAGATAGACCAATTGCGCCTGCAGATACCGGGCTTCGCCTGCAAGCCCGGCTGCCACGATTGCTGCGGGCCGGTTACCGCCTCGTCGGAAGAGATGGCCCGCCTGCCGGTGAAGAGCGAGGCCGAACACGACGCCGCCCTGGCCGAGTGGAACTGCGTCCATCTCGGACCGAACGGCTGCGAGGCCTATGAGGAACGTCCGCTGATCTGCCGGCTGTTCGGCACCACGCCGAACCTGCCCTGCCCGGAGGGGCGGGGGCCCGAAGTGCCGGTGGCGGAGCAGGTGGAGCGACAGGTGCATGCGCTGATCGCCAGCACTCGCCAGGTGCTGGTGTAGCGGCCTGCCCGCCGCTAGGTTTCCGCGGTCTCGGTGGCGCGGGACTGCAGGGCCGGTTCGAAGGCTGGTTCGGGCGGCGTTTCCTCTAGGGGCATCGGCTCGTCCGCAGAGAGTTTCTGGAGAACCGCGGCGATCCGCTCGATGCTCTCTTCGAGCTCGAGCACCCGGTTGACCATGTACAGGATCATCTCCGGCGAACTCAGGTGCGCCAGCCGCATGGTCGCCTGCAAGTCGTCGTGGCGGTTGTCCCGGTCGGCCATCAGTGTCTCAGCCAGGCTCTTCAGCAACAGCATCTCGGCGCGCCTCAT